GCCATTGGATTTTCAAGAATGGCGTTATGACCCACAATATGTTCAACAACTAACCCCAAAACCATGACCCACGAAACCAAAACCAAACTCAAAGCCGCCCTTGCGACGGGTTACATCGTGCTGACCGCCTGCCTCGGCCTCGCATTTTTCGGCAGATTCTTTTTTGCAATTATCACCAACTAAACCCCAAACCATGCACAAGTTTAAAACCACCAACATCAAAGGCAAGGACTATGTTGAAGTCAACCAACGCCTCCTGTTCTTCCGCAACGAGCCAGCCTATGCAGGTTGGTCCATTGAATCCGACCTCGTTGACCTGCAACCCGACCGCTGCTGCATCAAAGCAATGATTCGGGATGCCGATGGCCGCATCCGTGCAACGGGCCATGCCCATGAGGACCGCACCTCGTCCATGATTAACAAAACGAGTTATGTCGAAAACTGCGAAACCTCTGCCTTTGGCCGTGCCTTGGCCGCCCTTGGAATCGGGATTGAAACGAGCATTGCCAGCGCCAACGAGGTGCAGATGGCTATCGCCAAGCAAGAGAACCTTAACGACCTCAACGACAAACTCGGCCTCGTTCCCGCATACGACGACCTCACCGCCGCAACGCTACGGGCGGACTTCCTCAAATTGGTGCAGAAGTTATCTGCCGACCAACAGGAGCGGTATATGAAGGACCTGGACCAAATGACCCCCGCCCGATTTGAAAAGGGCATTCAATTCATCCAAAACCAACTCTCTAAAAAATAAGCCATGGCCAACCTACTGACCCAATGCAACGCCGATGTGTTCAAAGCCATCCTTGAAGTCAAGGAACAAAGTCCCATTATCGGTGAAAAACTCATCTCCATCCTCCAAAAGCACGAATATTATTGGGCTATGACCTTTGACGAAGTGATGTGGTTCGCCGCTCACCTACCTTGGCCAATATGGGACCGCAAGGTCTACACCCTTAACTCCCTCTTCCAATCCCAACAAACCACCCAAATGCCATGAACCATTTAGTTACCATACCCAAGAGCGACATCAGCAAGGCTGACATCGCCGACATCGCCGCTGGCCTTATCCTCCGCATTCAGGAGGGAGAGGTCAACCCCATCGCCGCCCATGTACGCTTGAAGGCGGTCGTCAAAGCCTTGGAGCAAGTCCTCAAAGCCACCGAGGACATCGTGCGGGACGAAGCGGAGAAACACGGCAAGACCTTCTCCGCCTTCGGTGCTGAAATCCAAGTCAAGGAGGGTGCGCTTACGCCCGACTACACACACGACCAAGTGTGGAGCGACCTGCAAGCATCCATGAAAGCCCGTGAGGAACTGCTGAAGATGGCATTCCGCAACGCTGGCAAGGCAACGGTCTACGACGAATCCACGGGCGAAGCGGTTCCTGTATGTCCCGCAAAAGGTACAAAACCATCCATTGCAGTAACTTTTAAGACTACTTAACATGAAAGACATACAAACAATCGGCCAATGGCTGAAGTGGGATTTTGAGGGTAATGGGGACTTAGAGGTTAAAGACATGAATGGTAATGAAATCTATTGGGAAGATTTCTCTGGATTTTGGTATAGGTGGGAGTATAATTCTCAAGGTGAGGAAATCTACCATGAGCGTTCAGATGGTTACATCAAAGACAACCGCACCCCCGAAGTCATCGAACGCAACGGACGCAAATATCAATTAATCCCATGACAAGAAGCCAAGCCCTCATCCAAGCGATGCAGTTGCTCGCTACAAGGCCATACAAGGCCGCAGAACTATCCAAAGCCATCGGTATAAACATCCGTACCACTCACCGAATTTTAAACGATTTACGGGCCTCTAAATGGCTCACAAAAGAAAACTGCAAATACTCAATTCAACCTAACCAAACCACGAATAGAAACCATGAAAACACACACAACTGAAAACCGAAGGAATCAAAAAGCATTTGTCTTCGGAACCGCCCTTTGGTTCATATGCAAAGAGCCAACGCCCGCCAAGCAAATCGTGCTTCTATCTCAAGCGTTTAGAATGTCCAACTGCCTACACGACCACTTTGTTGACGCTGGTGTGCTTGAGAAAGTTGGTTATGGAAAGTACAGGTCCGTCAGTAAATCAAGCCCATCGTTTGAAACTTGCGTTAACTGCTACGATGCCCAAACAAAAAGGGTCAACAAATCAAAGGCAAAATCCGCATCAAACCACGAACTATTTACTCAAGATGCTGAAAATGTCCAAGAATTGACTATTGAATCTCTTGCCCAACAAGTGCTTACATTAACCGAAATCATGACTAAATTAGTAAACCAAACCCCAACACAAAACCCATGAGCAACTACACCCCACAACCTAACACCTTCACCTTGTTCGCCAACGACAAAGGCGACAATCCGAAACGCCCTGACTACCGTGGGGACATCATCCTCCCCGACGGAACCAAAATGCGGCTATCCGCATGGGTCAAGGAAGGGCAGAGCGGCAAGAAGTTTCTAAGCGGAAAGGTTGAGCCGATGAACGAATCCCGTCCCGCAAACGCTTTTGAACCACAGGCTGGAGATATGCCGTTTTGATGTAACTTTGCCCGAAGATTACATTTACTAATAACGCCCGTGTGTAATTCAGGCCACACGATGCGTCCGACTAAGGGTTAGCCGCTTTAACCCTGCCCCGACTGCCTGAATCAGTTGGGGCTTTTTTTTACTCATGAAGCAAATATCATGGTTCAAGTTCTGCCCAGCCGATTGGATGATGGGCCGAATATCCCGCCAACCCGCCGAGGTGCAGGTGGCCTTCATCCGATTGTGTTGCGTCTATTGGAACGCAGAATGTGAGATGTCAACCGACCACGCCGAACTGGAAGCCGATGGGCATCTTGAACGGTTACTCCAAACCCGATTGGTAGAATCCAATGGCCCGTCGGTCTTCATCAAATTCCTTGACATCCAATGGGAGGAAGCCAACCTGCATCGGACCAAGATGTCCCAAGCGGGGAAGCGAAGTGCCGAAAGAAGGTCAGCAAAGGTTGAAGAAAATCCAACTAAGGTTGAACCTATGTTGAACCTACCTTCAACTAAGGTTGAACCTGTGTTCAATAGAGAAGAGGAGAGAAGAGAAGAGAAGAAGAGAGGAGAAAATGCTTGTGTGCTTTTTGACCAATTTTGGAACCTCTACCCCCGCAAGACCTCCAAGCAGGTTGCCTCCAAAGCCTTCGCCAAGTTGAAGGACGAAGACCAGCAGAAGGCTATAAGCAACATCGGACGGCTCTACTCCGAAACCCCCGTCCAGTTCGTGCCCCATGCGGCCACCTACTTAAACCAAGGCCGATGGGAGGACCAAGTAATTCCCCGCAATGCTACCTTCAACCCACTAAACCAAACAGACGATGAACCCCTACCATCTTACCGCTGAACGCAGGCTCTTATCCTGCCTCATGGACCAGTTCACCAACCGAGCGGTCCTCCTTCTGCAAATCCCCGAACGGTTATTTACTGGGAACCATGTCCTCGTTTATCGGGCGATTGAAGCACTCCACCGAGCCGAGCGACCTGTTGACCTGGTAGCCGTTCACAAGCACCTCATTGACAACGGTCAAGCCCATGTCATCGCTGAATTTGTGGACATCTTGGACGGCAACACGCTGACCTCCGACTGGAAGGTGTACGCCTCCGACCTCAACGAGGCTTGGAAACAAAGGGAGGAACAACGCATCATGGACGAGTTGGCCCATGACCGTGACATCCCCAAAGCCTTCGCCCGTTATCAATCGATGCAAGCGGTGGAAACCAACGCCACCGAAACCACGGCACACGAACTTGCCAAGACCTACCTCATGAACATGAACGAGGTCCGTGAAGGCAGGCGCAAGGATTCAATCTTCCCCACCTACATCAGCCCGATGGACCGAATGATGACGGGATTCAAGCCCACCGAGTTCATCCTCCTTGGAGGTCGTCCTGCAATGGGCAAGACCCTTTTGGCCCTGCAAATCGCCATGAACCAAGCCATGGCCGATATTCCCGTGGTGTTCTTTACCCTTGAAATGTCAGCGGAGCAACTGACCCAGCGGATGCTCTCCAACCTCGCCACCATGGATGGGGCGCACTTTCTCAACCCGACCGAGCGAATCAGCACAAAAGATTTTATGGACCTTGGCCAAAAAGCGGACCTTTTAAAATCCAAACCGCTCTACATCGTGGACCTGCACCAAGCGAACCTTGACCGCATTGAAGGCGAAATCGCCAAACTGAAAACCAAGTACGGGATTTGCGGGTTTTACCTTGACTACCTCCAACTCGTTGAACCGACCAAGATTGACAAGGCCAAGCCTAAAATTGAGCAGATGACCAACATCAGCAAGACCCTCAAAGCAATTTGCAAACGGCAAAAGGTGTTCGGGGTTGTGGTGTCATCCCTATCTCGTGCAACGGAAGGCCGAAGCGACCATCGCCCCATCATGTCCGACTTGCGGGAAACGGGGCAGTTGGAGTTTGATGCTGACAAGATTGGCTTTGTTTACCGACCCTACGAACACGACAGGAACCAGCCAGCGGACTTGATGGAGGTCATCGTCCGCAAGAACCGCAACGGCTCGCTTGGAGTTGCCGAGATTCAATGCCACCTTCCCTATACCAAAGCCAACGAGTACCCACCCAATTCCCTATGATGGACGAATACAACCTCCAAGCCGCCTGTGTCAAGTTGTTCGCCCTTATGCGACCCAACGAGCAGGGTCTGCTATTCCTCAACCTCAACAACCCCCGTTCCCGATCCAACGGATTCTTCCTAAAGGGTATCGGGCTGACCGCTGGGGTTGCAGACATGACCTACCTATCCCCGAAGGGAGCGGTGTTCCTTGAATTTAAAACCCCCAAGGGCAAGCAGTCGCTATCGCAGAAATGGTGGCAGGGGGTCGTTCAGGAGGCGGGGTACAGGTACGAGGTTATCCGAAGCGTGGAGGAAT